ACAGTGCAGTCGTCCTACCGTTCGGGTATGATGTCACTGCGATCGGCTCTACTGGCAAGATGGACATCATGCCTCTGATCAACCACCACAACCGTGAGATGGCGATCAGCGTACTTGCTCACTTCCTCATGCTCGGTGACGGTGCTTCAGGATCATGGGCACTCAGCAAGGATCAGACAGATCTATTCTCACTGGTGATCCGCAGCATCATGAAGAACCTCGAGTACCACATCAACGCGTTCATCCTACCTGATCTCACAGAGTTCAACTACGCGCAGCCTTCATACCCGAAGTTCAAGTTCGCACAAGTCACTGACGGAGCTGTCAGCCTCGTCGCAGATGCCTTCAAGACCGTACTCGAGAAGTACCCTGAAGCAGTGCCTGACTACGTCCTCGAAGGTATCGCTGGCAAGATGGCGAACCAGCTCGGACTCGACAAGCCTGAAGGCGATGCTGGTGAAAAGCATGACATCGGATCAAAGGCAGCCGCTGCTGCAGCACAACCTGCAGGCACCGTCCAGAACAGCAGGAGTGACGCTCGTTTTTTAGGAAGTAAGCGGTGGGTGCGCTCACTGCGTCCTTCAGAGGAGCGCGTGAACTTCGACGGTCTCGAGAAGAAGTACAACTCACTGACTGATGACTTCAAGTCTCAAAGCGAAGCACTCTGGTCTCAGATCGAGCAAGACATCACTGGCAGGATCCGTCCACTCCTCGAAGCGAAGGACTATGCTGGCGCGATGGATCTGAAGATCAACAAGTCCACTGAGTACTCGAAGCTGATCAGCGACAATATGAACGATGCCTACACCTACGCGAAGAACGGTGCATCTGAAGAACTCGATCTACCGACTCCACCTTCACCGAACGTCAGCCGCGTGCTGATCAAGACTGAAGCGAAGTCATACGTCGAGAAGCAGTTCGCAGATGTCGAGTTCAACATCCGCAGCGCGATCAACGAGAGCCTCCGCAAGAACCAGCTGGATCGAGTAGAGCTCAGCGTCACTGACCTCGTGGCTGCGATCAGCGCGATGATCATCGGCTACCAGACCGACAACGTAGAGGCTGGCATCGGTGTTGCACTGGCTACAGCAATCAACCTCGGACGGACTGACGTGTTCAAGAAGTACGACAAGCAACTCGACCGATACGGGTACAGCGCGATCCTCGATGGCAACGCGTGCCAGATCTGTGCTGATCTTGATGGCACCGTCGTCAACAGCAACGACTACTTCGCGACAAAATGGAACCCACCGATCCACTTCAACTGTCGCTGTCTATGGGTAGCGATCAAGTCTGATGAAGCTGAGAAGCCAGCGATCACAGGCTTCCTCGAGACCTATGGTGGAGTGAAGATGCCTACTCTCACCAGTCCGACATTCACCTTCTCGAAGTCTATTCACAGACACTATGAAAACGAAAATGCAGATGGTATCATAAGCAATAAAGAAAGGCAATAAAACAATGGCAGACATCACATATAGAGACTTCCAAAACGGTGTAGACCGAAAACTGGTAGACAATGGTGACGGCACCTACTCAGAAGCTGTAGCTGCGTCGATACCAGCACCATCTGACGCTGCTCAGTCAGGGAATATCACCACTCAAAACCTTGTACCAGCAGGAGCTGCAACTGCAGGATCTGCTGTTGAAATAAGCACAACAGGTCGTAGCACTCTGGGTATTCAAGTGAGCGGTACCTATACAGGTGCTCTGTCACTTCAGCTGTGTCTTCTCGATGGTACGTGGGTCACTGTCGGTGGAACATCTATCGTATCTGAAGCAACTGGTGCAGGATCAGCGAACATCGCAAGTGCATCTACTGGTATCTGGAAAGCTGATGTGTCAGGATCACTGAAGGCTCGGATCACTGCTCTTGCTGCAGTGACTGGTACAGCTGTGGTCAATCTGCGAGCAACTACTACAGACGGTATCGTCTCACTCGGTTCACCACTACCTTCAGGATCAAACACAATCGGTACAGTGAACCTCGGTGCAGGTGGTTCTCTCGGTAAGACTGAAGATACAGCTCATGCTACTGGTAATACTGGTGTTGAGATCCTCGGTGTCCGTATTCCTACAACTCCAGCCGCTCAAACGAGTGCAGCTGGTAACTACGGTGCTCTGGCTATTGATCAAGAAGGTAAGCTAATCGCTTCACAATATGCTGGTATGGAGCAAAGCTGGCAGGCAGCCCCTGTCACACTGACCACTACAACAAGCACCGCTCTCAAAGCTGCGGCTGCAGCTGGTGTGCGAAACTACCTGACTGACATCGATGCAGCGAACACAAGTGCCACTGCAGTACGTCTTGACATTCTCGATGGTGCCACAGTGATCAAGTCATTCCAACTCGAGGCAGGCAAGACACTCAGTCGATCGTTCAGTATGCCTCTACGCGGTACCGCAGCAACGGCTCTCAACATACAGCTATCTACTGCAGTCACAGATGTTCGAGTATCAGCTAACGGGTATCTAGGAGTCTAGTATGCACAACGAAACAGGAAAGAACTCGATCGTCCTTCTAGCCGCTGATACTGTCTCCGCTGAGGAGATCAAAGCTGGTGCAGAAGCGAACTGGGTCGGTGTACGATACCGCAAGATGCTCGCGAAGTACGGTGAGTGGGTAGATCCATACAAGCCACAGTCAAAGATGGTGCTCGACAAAGCATGGGCTGAGGAGATGGTAGCGAACTTTGCTGACAAGTCGATCATCCCACACGTACCGATCCCGAAGGATCACGAAGACTACAACGTCGACAAGAACACAGGTGAAGTGATCGAGCTGTCTGCAGAAGATGACGGACTCTACGGAGTACTCGAGATCCGTCGCTGGGGTGCATCCAGTGACATCGAGGACGGTCTGATCTTCGACGTATCGATCGGCTTCAGCTGGGACTACGTCACGACTATCGATGGCAAACACCACGGAGTAGTGCTCGAGCACGTCGCTCTCACGAACATCCCATACCTAGAGCAACTCGGTGACTTCCAGCGTACTGATGAGCAGATCGCGAAGGATGAAGCTGAGGCTGCTATGTGGGAGGACTGGTTCGGAGAGTTCTCTCGATCCCATAGTGGTAGTGCTATAATGTTAGATAAGAAAAAAGCAAAGGAGCTATCTATGCACAAAAACAAGAAGCAGCAACTGTCAAAGGTCAAAAACGACCGCGACTTCGATGTCACCATCGGTGTCAAAGATGAAGACGGTGAAGTAGTAGACCACGTCGTCAAGGCTGGTGAAGAAGTAGAAGTACCTGAAGCTCAGGTCGCTGAAGTCACTCAGCAAATCGCTGACGCTGAAAAGCCAGCTGAAGGTGATGAGGAAGACGAGCACAAAGACGAAACTCCAGAGGAGAAGGCTGCTCGTGAAGCCAAAGAAGCCAAAGAAGCAGAAGATGCTGAAGCGGCTGAAAAGGCTGAGAAGCTCAGCAAAAAAGCCAAAGATGGCAAGACCGAACTCAGCAAGACTGAGCGTGCAGAACTTGATCGACTCCGCGCAAGCGAAAGTACTAGCAAGGCTGAAGCAGCTTATGCTACACTGTTGAGCAAGGGACAGATCATCCCAGCTATGAAGGAAGCCTTCATCGAACTTCACAAAACCTCGCAGACTCAGAAGGTCAATCTCTCACGTGACGGCAAGTCCGTAGAGCTCGACGCTACTGAGGCACTCGTCGGACTGTTCACTACTGGACGCGCTATGTTCAGCAAGGAGCAAGACGGCACGAAGAAGGGTGAAGGTACTGACGACAAGAAAAAGCCGTCAGAGAACTTGTCTGATGACGACCGCAAGGGACTAGAAGCCCACGGAGTCTCAGCAGCACGGATGGACGCACTAGCGGAAAAGTCACCACTCTACGCAGAGCAGATAGCCAAAATCGACAACAAAGATAACTAGGGTATAGGAGATATAACTCTATGACTGCAATCACAGCATCAAAGAACGTCCGCCGCCAAGAGGCGAACATCCTGCACTTCAAAGCCAAAGCAGGCGAGAAGATCCCAGCAGGCGCACTCGTAGTCGTAGCATCTGGCTACGCAGAAAACCTCACCGACAAGTCAGGCGCAGTATTCGTCGGTGTAGCAAGCGAAACATGTGACAACACTAGCGGTGCAAACGGTGCCAAAGAAGTGCGCGTATGGCAATACGGTGCCTTCGATATGGCAGCTGGCTTCTCTGCAGCACAGACCGATGTCGGTGCAGCTGTTGTCGGTACTGACAACCAAACTGTCGCAAAAACATCTACCAACTCAGTAGCTGTAGGACGAGTAGTCGAACGTCTAAGCTCAAGCAAGATCCGTGTCCTCATCAACTGCGGACGCTAGTATCTAGCTATTAAATAAAAGAAAACTGGAGAAAATCACAATGGACGCAGTACTACAAAAAGGCATCCTGACCAACTTCTTCGAGGCTTACGAGGCTACTTCACCAGTAGCTGACGAACTGATGACGAAAGTCACCTCGACTGGTGCAGGTGAAGACTACGCGTGGATCAGCGGCAACCCTAGCCTCCGCAAGATGCTAGGTGAGCGTGTACCACAACGCTTCAAAGCCTACAAATACCACCTCGACAACGAGGAATATGAAGCATCTGTCGAAGTGCTTCGTAAAGACATCAAAGACGACACGACTGGCAAATACTTGACACAAGCTCGCTCAATCGGTGAGAGTGTGAAAGAGTTCCCAGACGAGCAGATCTTCGGTGACTTGCTTCCAAACGGCTTCACGAACCTTGCATACGATGGTCAATACTTCTTCGATAGCGATCACGGCTACGGTGATGACGGTGCTGTACAGAGCAACCTATTGACTGACGCGTTGACAGCTACTAGCTTCGCTACAGCTCGCACAATGCTACGTCAGATGAAGCTCGACAACGGCAAGCGTATCAACAAGAAGCTCGACCTCCGTCTGATCGTTCCTGTTGAACTCGAAGCTGCAGCTCGTGCAATCGTTGAACCAGAGAACATCGTCGTCGGTGGTGTTCCAGTGGCAAACCCTAACTATAAGGCTGCTACTGTTCTTGTATCAACTGAGTTGACTGATGCGAACAACTGGTACCTCGCGAACGTAGCTGGTACGATCCTTCCATTCGTCGAACAGACCCGTGAGTTCATTCCATTCGAGGCACTGGAAGACGGAAGCGAAAAAGCGTGGTGGAACAAGATCTACTACTACGGCACATACTGGCGCGGTGCTTACGGCTACGGTCTCTACCAGAAGATCGTGGGCGCGAACGTAGCCTAGTCGCTACTTCAGCCAGACTCAAGACCACCTTCTCGGTGGTCTTTTGTCGTTCTGCTGTGCTATCATAAAAGCACAACCATCAAATAAGAAAAGGAGATCCAACCATGCCTACAATCAAGGTGAAACTGGCGAAGACCTTCTCTATGGACTCGCACAACCGTGCAGGCATCACTGTCGTCCGTGGAGCAGCTCAAACCTTCGAGGTCGATGACGAGCAATACGTCAAGATCTGCGACGATCCTGCGTTCGATGTCGATACTGTCGACGGAAGCGCGTCGGACGATGCAGAGACTACAAGCACTGAAGAAACTCAGACCGAAACGACTGAGACTACTCAGGATGACGTTCAAACGTCAGAACAGCCTCAAACTACCACTCAAAACGGTGCAGAGACGAACACTGACTCATCTTCTGAGGAAGAAGGGCAGGAAACCGCTCAAAACGCGTCAGAGCAAGAAACGACCGAAAATACCACTGAAACTACAGAGGTCAAGCCTGAAACGGCTTCTCAACTGAAGAAAAACCACAACCGCGATGAGCTTGTGGCTATGGCTTCAGATCTCGGTGTCGAAGTCGTCGAGGCTGACACAAAAGCTACGCTCGCTGACAAAATCGTCGCGAAGCGAGGAGAGTAGGCTCTATGGACACCATCCACTTCGCTACCCTCTACGACATCCGTCACGAGGCAGGACTTGACAAGCACGTTCAAGACGATCGAGTCACTGGCGCGGTAGATGGTGTCAATACTGTCTTCTCTAGCAGGTTCATACCGATGATCGATCGGGGTGATGATGAGTTTACGGTCGCAGACGTGCTCGCGTTCGTCGATGGCAACGCTGCAACAGTATCAGCAGTTGAGCCTCTCACTGGTACCGTCACACTATCTGACGCTCCTGCTACTGGATCCACTGTGCTGCTCGACTACTACTTCGGTGAAGTCCCTGACTCAGAGATCGAGAAGCGTCGCAAGAGCGCAGAGAGCTGGCTCGCACGTCGAGTCGCTGGAGTCTACGACATCACTGCAGTCACTGCAGAGAACTTCCCTGATGTCTGGCATGATGTCATCCGTCTTCGCGCTGGTGGCTTCCTGCAGATCACTGACTACGGTGCAAACACTGATACTGATGGCTCGTCGAAGGATGGGTACAAAAAGATCAAGCTCGCTGAAGATATGCTATCTGAGTGGATCGGTGATCAGAACTCAGGTACAGGTGGCGATGCAAACAGTCGCGGTCAGGCTCCAGTCGGTGTATCTGACGGCAACCTCTACGAGCGTCACAAGTTCGGAACAGAAGAAACTCCTCGAGAGAGTGAGTGGTGGAATAAGAGGTAGATCATGCCAGTGTATCTCGCAGGTGCCATCGAAGGAGATGTACAGCTTGCACGATCACTCGGTGTGAAGGCTGGCAAACTGAAGGACTTCAGCGTGCCGCTGCAGAACTCAGGTGATCTCCTGCTGAAGACGTTCGATCAGAACTTCGATGCTCGAGGTGCGCTCATGGGTGGATGGCAGCCACGGTCGAAGGTGTACTCGCACCCACTACTCGAAAAGACTGGCGCGATGAGGCATGGCTTCTTCAAGAGGATGATCGGATCGATGGTGCTCGTACTCGGGAACCGCGCACCGTACTTCCCATATCACCAGTCAAACAAGGCACGCAAACGGCTCCCACGACGCGTCATGATGAAGATCATCGAGTACGACAAGCGAGCGATCGTGAAGGAGTTCCAAAAATCAATGCAAGATATACTGAAGGCAAGGAGCTAGATCATGGCACTATCACAATACCGAGACCCGATCCTGAAGGCAGTCATCGACTTCCTCGAGCCACGCGCCAGTCGCGAGCTCAAAGGTCACTACTACTATGGAGACGTGCTCCTCGTACCGAAGTCAGATCTCCCGATCGTCTCAGTGGCGATCGATCAGGAGAACCTGCAGGTCGTCAACACGATGGAAGACAAGTCACTTGTCCCACTGGTGATCAACGTACTTGTCGACTATAATTCAGACATGGGTCGTGACTTCGATCTCGAGCGCGGCACGAACAAGCTCTACGAGCTGGTCGCTGCTCGGAACCCAGACTTCACCTTCACAGATGAGTCACTCCTCGGTCTACTCCGCAGTACGAAGGGGATCCAGCCTACTGAAGATGGCAAGATCTACCTCGGACTCGGTGATACTCCGATCACTGCAGACTTCGGCATCGGTGTCGAGCGTCGCGGTGCTGGGATCTTCTCGATCGAAGGGGTCATCCGCGTCGTAGCAGAGATCAATACTCCGATCAAGACATCTATCACATAATGGACAAAAAATGATACTATAAAGCATAAGGAGAAACCCTATGGCAGAAAAAAGCACCAAACAAGAAGAAGCCAAAACCGAGAGCGACAAAACGCTCTATCACTTCCCTGACATCGATGGTCAGGCTGTCAGCGTTGAGGCTAGTTCTCAAGAGGAAGCTGAAAAGCTGGCTCGTAAAAAAGTAAAATCAGATGAAGAAGGGAGTGAGTAGAAATGGTCAAAATTATAGGACGGCTGTCAGCTGTCGGTATCGGTAAGGAGACGACTCGAGGTACATCGGTCGCACCTACTGCATGGGTACCAGTTCAAAGCGTCGACATCGACGACAAACCAGACTACATCCACAACGATAGCGGCTATGGTAACATCGCGGAGTTCAACGACTCTGACGTGAACTGGATGCACGCAGAGGGTGGCTATGAAGGCAAGGTCTTCGACAACGTACTCGGTCTCGAGCTCTATGCTGTCTTCGGTCAATCACCTACCAGCGCACAACGTGCTACGACTGGCGTGTATGACCACACCTTCTCAATGCTCAATACCAACCAGCACGGATCTCTGACGGTAGCCTACAAGGGTGCACCTGAAGACGTTCGATATGCGATGGCTATGGTCGACGAGTTCTCGATCGAAGCTGTGCTAGACAAGTACCTGACTCGGAAGGTCAAGTTCATGTCACAGGCATCTGCTACCGCTACCAACACCGTAGCCTACACGCTCGGCAACGAGTTCCTCGCTCGTCACATCAATATCTACACTGCAGCAAACCTTGCAGGCTTGAGTGGTGCGACAGCGATGAAGGCAACGAGCTTCAAGTTCACTGTCAAGAAAAACGTGACGATCGACTATGTCTTCGGTAAGGCTACAGTCGATGACATCGTCAACCAGCAGCTCAACGTAGAGGGTGAGTTCGAGGCTCCACGCGAAGATCTCACACTACGAAACCTCAGCAACAACGGAACGGCTCAGGCGATCCGCTTCGAGGCAATCAACACAGGTGTCACCATCGGTACAGGTGGTCTGCACAACCCTGCTGTACGCTTCGACTTCGCGAAGGCTGCGTTCCTCGAAAACCCACGAAACTGGGATGCGAACGCTGAGATCACCCAGACTGTCAAGTTCCAAGCTAACTACTCAATAAGTGACGCGGCGATCATGACAGCGCGTCTGACCAACACTCAGACGAGTATTTAACAATAAGGTACAAGGAGACCAACCATGACAAAACGAGAAAACGTAAAGATCACTACTCCCGAAGGAACTGCTATCGAGCTCAAGCCATACCTCGATGCTCGTACTAGCCAAGCAAACAAAGGTATCTACCTCAGCTATGCGAAGGTGAACATGAAGCAAGCTATCGCTGACGCGCAAGCTGGCAAAGAGGCATCTGGTACTGATGCTGTCAACTTCGACGACCTTCCAGCAAGCGTGATGACAGAGGTGAAAAACTCTACCATCCGTGGCATGGTACTGAGCGTAGATGGCAACACATTCGACGGTGACAAGGATCAGATCCTAGACGCTGTCCTAGACCTTCCAGAGAGTGAGTACGACTTCATCCAGTCTGAGATCGACAAGATCGTCGGAGGTACTACGCTCGACCCAAAAGACGAGCAGAAGTAGCTGTCCAGTACGCACGTGCGCTGAGCAACAGTGCAGAGAGCGTACCCGATGAGATAGCAGTCGTCGCTGTGTGTGAGAGGATGGGATGGGACTGGGATCAATACTGGTCTCAGCCTCAAGCCTTCCTTCAAGCGATCCAGATCAAGATGGAGGAAGATGCCCATCATCAAGAAAATAGCTCACCATAGGAAAAAACCCAGTGAACGATAGCCAGCTACAAATCATCCTCAAAGCGCAAAACGAAGCCAGCAAAACACTGGCTGATGTTCAGCGTGATGTGCAGAAGCTCTCGCAGTCTGCAGGCAAGGATCTCGAGAAGCTGGCAAATCAATCAAACAACACGAACATGAGCGGTCTGCAGTCAGCGATGTCTGCTGCTGGATCTGCAGCCGCTGACTTCGGTGCGAAGCTCGCAGCTATAGGCTGGGGTGCTCTGAAGGCAGGTATCGCGGCAGCTGTCGCACAACTCGGAGCTCTAGGTACACTCGGTATCAAGGCAGGCTCCGACCTTCAGAAGACTCAAACTGGTATCATCGCGCTCACAGGGTCTATGGACACTGCGAACGGTATCATGAAAGACTTCTACCAGTTCGCGGCGAACACACCATTCGAGTTCCCTGACATCGCGAAGGCTGGTCAGATCTTGCTCGGCTTCGGACGATCTGCAGAGCAGGTCAAGGGAGATGTCCGTACACTCGGAAACATCTCAGCCGCCACAGGCGCGGACTTCAACTCACTCGCACTCGTCTTCGGTCAGGTGAACGCTACTGGAAAGCTCATGGGTCAGGATGCCCTTCAGCTGATCAACAACAACGTCCCGATCACATCGATCCTCGCAAAGCAGCTCGGTACTGATGTCGCTCACGTCAAGGACATGATGGAGAAGGGTGCCATCTCTGCAGATATGTTCAACAAGGCGGTCAAAGACTTCGCTCCACCAGATGCACTCGAGAAGATGGCTGCGACACTTCCGGGGCGATTATCTACGCTGCAGGACAGCCTCACGGCTCTCGGCTTCAGCTTCGTCGGTATTGATACGAGCTTCAATCAGGGAGGCAACCTCGTCAAAGCTGGCGGTCTGTTCGATGTCGTCTCGAAGGCAGTACTCGATCTCACAAAGGCGTTCTCTGATCCTGCGCTCAACGCAAGCATGGCTTCACTCGGTACAAGTCTCGGATCATCCGTGGCTGGTGTCGTCGGACTCATTCAACCTCTCATCCCTGTGATCAGCTCGATCGCAGGTGCTATCGTATCAGTGCTCAACGCTGCGATCCCTGCTATAGCAAACATCCTCACCGCACTGGCTCCTCCTGTCGCACAGTTCGCTTCAGCCTTCGGTGCCGCTATCACGTCTCTCGCGCCTGCACTGGCTCAGCTGGGCACTGTGATCGGTCAAGGACTCGGACAGGTCATCACGGCTCTCATACCGCTTCTGCAGCCTCTTGCAAACGCACTGATCCAGCTCGCACCGATCGTCGGTCAGCTGGTATCGCTGTTCGCAAGCCTGATCGCAAACGCACTACAGCAACTCGCTCCGCTTCTACCTCCGATCTTCAGCGCGGCAGTACAGATTGCTGCAGCCTTCATGCAGATCCTACAAGCACTCGCTCCACTGATCCCACCACTGATCCAGCTTGCTGTAGTCATCATCCAGCAGATCCTGCTTCCACTTCTACCGATCATCGTACAGCTGATCCAGATGTTCGCTACCGTCATCACGATGGTCATGACTGCACTGCAGCCACTCCTTCCACCACTGATGCAACTGGTGACGACACTGATCACGGCACTTGCTCCGATCCTACCGACACTGGCAAACCTGTTCATCCAGCTGATCACGGCTCTGATGCCACTGCTTCCACCGCTACTGCAGATCATCACGATCCTACTTCCACCACTGATCAACTTGCTCACGATCGTCATTCAGGTGATCTCGGTCGTATCAAGCGTCATGAGCGCAGTCTTCGTCGGTGCGATCAGCGCGGTCATTCAAGTACTACGAGTGATCATCCAGTGGATCTCAAACGTCATGAGCGTCGTGAACTCACTAGCATCCGTCTTCTACGGTGCCATCAACGCAGTCCTCAGCACGGTGAGTGGTGGACTCAACGGTGTGGTCAGCTGGTTCTCTCGACTACCTAGTATGATCCTCGGTGCTCTCGGCAACCTCGGAGGGATGCTCGCTGGTGCAGGTAAGTCGATGATCGACGGACTTGTCAACGGTATCTCAGGGGCTCGAGATGCAGTTGTGAACAAGGTCAAGGACATCGCAAGCGGTGCACTCGATGCGATCAAGAACTTCTTCGGCATCCACTCACCATCTCGAGTCATGGCTCAGATGGGTACCTTCATCGGTCAAGGTCTTGCAAACGGTATCGCAGGCACTCAGGATCTTGTCGGTGGCGTGGTGAACGATCTGGCATCAACTGTCACAGATGGACTCAACGCTTCACCATCGATGACAATGACTGCGAACGCAGGTCTCACTGGTGCTGCAGCACGTGCAGGTAGTAATATGGTGGCAGGTGGTGGCAACACTACAACAAACACAACGACAAACCAGTTCCTCGGTACAATCAACCTCCAGAGCAAGGAAGCGGTCGACGCGTTCATGGCTCGTATGGGTAGACAGCAGGAACTCGCTGAGATGGGAGTAGCAATATAATGGATCCGAACGCACGATACTTCGACTGGAACAGCCTCGACTTGACGGCTCTACCATTCAGGGTCACGAAGACAAACGTCTTCAGCGCACCACAGATCGACATCACAACTGCAGATCCTACGCGAGCAGATGGTATCATCCAGCTCTACCGCAAGATCAAACACCGCGAGATCACGCTCGAGGGTCTCATTCGTACTGACTCAGCTATGGCTGCAGATACTGCTCGAGATCTTCTCCTGAAGCGTCTCTACTACATGCGCGGCAAGGGTGCACTCACCTTCGCTGCTTCAGGCATGAAGCGTACATTCACAGGCGGTATCATGAACGTGATAGTCCCTCGTGAAGGTCAGGACATCAGTCGTATGGCGTACAGCTTCCAGATGATGACTGACAATGCCTACGCTACGGACGATGCAGGGCTGATCCAGTTCGCTTCTCCTACGGTCATATCGAGCCCATACGCGTCGATAGCGACTCAAAACGATGGCACATACCTCGCGGCACCTGTAATCACGCTACAGGTCACGTCAGTGCCTTCAGGCAGTGCGCTCTCAACCTTCAGCATCCGAAACCCTCAAACAAACGAGTCTCTGACATTCAC